GAGTAACCCAACGTCTGGCCAGTAGAGGCAGTCGCGTCAATTACGATAGCGTATTTTGTGGCCAGATCCAGGCTGCTGGCCGGCTCGATTGTAAGCACTTTGCCTGTAATATCCAACGTTGCCGTTATGGGAATGCTAATCTTCGTGCTGTAGTAAACCAGGCTAAAATTATAGCTAGTAATCCTCCTGTTAAACGTCAGCACTGGTTTCACATCAATAGCAATATCTTCGGCGCCATCTCCCGGGGTGCATGAAACAGTTAAAATATTACCCCCAATAGCAAGCTGGCCAACTAGGGTATAAAAGACGGGGGAGAATTTGACGCCCCCGCTTTCTACATTCCATAAGTCAACCACACCCATGACTATGACGCCAACCGCCAGGTCACTGTCCATGGCTTCTGCCGACACACCGGCTCCGGACAGGAAGGCCTTCACGGCCAGCAGCTTTTGGGCCAAAACGCTATCAAAAGCAGTGCTGTCAACCTGAATATTCAGACCTTTCTTACACTCGATCAGCAGGTCGGCGTCATTCAATTACCTCACGTCCTTTTATGCGCCCTTCTTAATAATGACCACACCATTCGGATCGATAAGCTTCCCATCAGCAATCAGGATTGCTTTATCAACCCATTCATTGGTGTCGTGGTCAAAATACCGGAACATCATCATCTGCAGATTACTGTTTACGCCGTAATTTCTCAGATTGCAATATACTGCCACAACATCGCCCACGTTTGCGTCGTCATAAGGAGCGATAATGTCATCTTCAACCTGAATAACTTCCTTACCGCCAAACCTTTCCTGGGGTCCGTCAACAATGCCATAATTTATCCGACCGATGGGCTGACCATTAGCATCTATCATACCGTCAATGTAACCTTCAAAGGTACCGGACGCCATCAGGAACGCCGCGCCTGCCTTATACGCGAGTGGCATTTTTGCAAAGACCTTCTGTTTCCATCCAGACCAGTCAACAAAATCAGCAGAAGCCAAGGTTACGATTTGGGCGACCGGGACCCGAGGATCTACTGTCATGCCCAGACATTCTCCCACACCCGTCCCACTGATAATCTCGCCTTCAAGGGCCTTAATCATCGCTTCACCAATCAGGTCCACAACCGTATTTTCGAAACCACTAAGGGTTACAGTCTGGGCAAGTAGCGAAATGGAAACCTTGCACTCAAGACCATAATAACTGAAGGATACACTTGTGTTCGCTGTAACCTTTTTCTTATCCGATACACCAGCTTCGGTAATCCTTGTCGCAGTAGGTTTCAGAGAAAGGATCGGGATGGTAAGGCCGCCAGGGACATTCAGCGAACGGATGCGTCTGAAAATCTGCCCATAGACCTCAGCCTTTTTTATGATTTCATTCAGGATAGTGGTGGGGACTACAGCTGATACTTCTGATACAGTGGTCATGGCGTCAGCGCGGAACTCCGGCTGCATGGACCTGAATTCAGGAGTCATCTTACCAGTCTTCATAAAGTCCATAAAAGCGCGCCGATATTCCAAAGTTGCAAATTTATCCTCGGGCTCAGCTGTCCTTTGAGCGGCCGGCAACTGGCCAGGACCTACACCGTAGGTGGCCAGGATTTGAGCTATACCTACCGGTGGGACAGCTGCACCTCTTTGATTATCTAACGGTTGAGGCGTAGCAACTCCAGCTGGCGTGGTTCCTGCCGGGGGCTCATCCGGGATCGCATCAATCATGCTCCGGAATTCAGCGATTTCACCATTAAGGGCTTCCAATTCAGTATTGATGCCGCGCAATTCTTTGATATCCTCAGTAGCGTTCGCCTTAGTGGCTAGCTCCTGTTTGCGGGCTTCTTTTTTAGCCATCAAAGCCAGTAGTTTTTTCTTCATGGTTTTTACACCTAGCCTTTCAAAAGAATATTAGCTTTTAGTCTCAGGGCTTCCCGCTCATTCTTTTCGTTCTCCAACGTGGACCGGACATTCTCCAATGCCCTTTTCGCATTCTCCAATGCGGACTGGTCCCGAGCAGTTATGTCAGTTCCCGGGTAAGCCGGGAAATTGACCGCGCTTACTTCTCTTACCCTTGCCACCTTCACCACATGCCTGGTCGGCATATCGGTATCAAGGCCTTCCCATCTTTCTTCCTTAACCCAGAAGATAAAAGACATTCCGTTGATGTCGCCTCGCTTTACAGACGAAAGCAAGGACCTGGCTTCTGCGTTCTCAGAAACATCAAGATTGGCTTTGATGTAGAGACCACGGTCGTCAACGTTTAGCTGCAGGGTTGAATTGCTGTTATTCCTCCGGCTCCGAGCAAGGGGAATTTCCCACAGGTTGTGATTTGCTGTGAATAGCACATCATCAAAATCGCACTCATTAAAGGCGCCACGTTCGATGATCTCATAAAACCAATCCCCAATATTTGTTTTTTGTTCAAATACGGCGGCATGGCCCTCGATAAAGCTTCCCTCGTCAACAGCCCGGATGTCTGGTATGCCAAAACTCCGGATTACCATTTCATCCTTATACGGAAGTTTTTTCGACATCACTCATTACCTCCTTGGGTCGTATTCCTCATCCCAGCCCGCTTTAACTGGTACTCATTGGCCAGCGACACGTCGATATAATTCAGGCTCATGTACCGTTGATTACCACCCTCATATGGCGGGTACCCGAACAATTCTAATAGTTCATTATTAGTGAGCGAACCGCGATTGCCCAGGATATCTGCAACAGCTATTTTGTTTTTAGTGTTCGTGAATAACAATTTTTGCGGGTAAAATGCTATCTCGTTTCCGACATCAAGCTCCCGCTGGGAGAACACCGTTTTAGAGAACGCCTGGCCCAGGCTAATAATAAGCGGCTCCAGGCTCTTTTCATAAAACGCCTGGTACTGCTCATCGGTAAAATTGCCGGACAAAATCGGCACCGATACACCATACCAGTTAAGCACTTTACTCTGTAAAAACTCCAGGGTATCCTTATCTATGAGTTTAGGGTCAACAGTTATTGGTGTATAATCGCCCTTTAAATCTAGCGGCAATATCCCCGTGCTCCCTGACGCAATTGCTGTCTCAAATCTTTCCCGTTCAGCCTTTTGTTTTTCATCATCCAGCATAGTGTTGATTTTCAGTATCCCGCGGATGGAAAGGCTTGTCTTAATAGCCTTCTCCAGTCCCTGGAGAACGGTATCGTTGATTGCAAGCACTTTTAACAACGCAGCGTTATCCGGCTGACCGGTGATCCCCCCACCCATAATGTCGTTCATAGAAAACTTTTTCCGCAGATGGATAACCTCCGAATATGCCAGGGTAAAGGTGTCACCACTGGCAAAACGCATCTCCACGAACATCCGGCTGGTTTCGTCCTGGAGAAAAGTAACAGCGGTTGGGTTCAGCGGATAAAAAGCCTTGTAATCCCTGTAAGGATTGTTACTGGCGTCGTATTTTAATTCAAAGCTTGGATAGATAAAAGCGTTGTAGTTCATAAATAATAACCAGATGATTTTTTCAATGAAATCTCGGGTAGTCATCAGCTCATTTGGCGCAAATTTAAAAAGCCGATTAAGGTTGCTCTTGACGTTCACCTGCATGCCATTGTTGTCAGTCCGGATATGTTTAGGCAGTAACTTGCTGCACTCTGTAGCGATAACATCAATACACATTTGGACCACGTCTGAGGCGTAAACGTTAGTCCCAAACTGGCTGAATATCGGGCTGTAGCCATCAAGTAGCTTTGCATAACGAAGTTTTACCCGAGCATCTTTTGAAAAAAGCGCTTTTGCCATATCAAGTAGGGCCACTTCATCACCTCACCATCTCCAGATACTCGGTTCTATACCTCATGTACATCGTGTAAAGAATAATCAGAGTTACGGCGCCATCAATCCGGCGGTTTTGCAAATCGTTTACCTTAACCGGCATGATCAGTCCTAAGTTATCTATCTTAAAAGCTGTATTGCCAAGACACCAGCGATCAATCGGATTGTTGTTGTAAACGATCAGCTTGCTTTTGAGATCAGCCTCCACCAGCTTCATTGGACCGGACAGGGTATTCTTCTCCATGGCTACTTTTTCAGTTTCAAAGCCAATATCTTCCATTTCTTTGATCCAGTATTTCGCGTTCCAGTTGTCATAGCCGGTACGGTAGACCCGAATACCATGCTGCTTATACAAACTAACGAACCAAGCCGTAATCAGGCTGTAATCATTTTCATTCCCCTTACAGACCTCGATCAAGCCCAGGCGTGCCCACTCCAGATAGTTTTTCTTATCCTCCATGGCGCCCTGTTCAATCTTGCTCTCCGGAATGAAGTATTTTGTGACAATATACTTCATGGGGTCGCCCGGGCGCATGATTAAAGCCTTAGCGCAGGCCAGGTCCGTGGTTTCAGACAGGTCGACAGCTCCCAGGGCTATGCAATTACGGAAGTCATCAATGTTATAAGTCTCTTCGTTGACATATTCATTTTCCAGCAACCAGGCAGTAGAGGCATTTTGCTTTATATTAAAGTCCTTGGACAATACAAAAGCCCTGGTTGACTTACTTGTCTTTGCTTCCTCAACCATCTGTCGAAGGAATGACCATTTTTTTATAGACCCGAGGCCTGGGTTACTTTTAACCCAGGTCTTTTCATCCTGCCATACTTCAGTTTCACTATCTTGGGTATATAGCCAGATCAACCAGCGCGGCCGTTCCAGTTCACCATTTAAAACCTGACGGGCTTCCTTTAGCCTTTCATCCAGATAGCCCTCGTTAACCATTCCTTCGGTCGTGAGCTCAAAATATAACGGCTCGTCTTGAGTTGACAGAGCCTGTCTAATTGGCATGATTGACGTGTTATCTTTTAGTTCATGGACCTCATCAACTGAAGCAACGCCAATATTACGGCCTTCTTTTGCGCCAGTCTTGGCTGATATTTTGCGAATGTTACCCTTGTTACGATATGAGAATTTACCGAACTTCTTTGGTTTTTTAGGGTTACCGAAGAAGATACCCTTAATATTTTTGCGGGTCACCCTTTCCAGCGCCGGTGATTCTTCCCGCATGGCGTTAATGGCCTGGAACATCAGATCCGCCTGCTCATAGTCGTTGCTGGAGCAGAGGATCTTTAAGCCCACAGGCCCACAAAAGAATTCAGCCAGGTCGGTGGCCGAGATTAAAGGGGTCTTGCCATTCTTGCGCCCAACCAGAAACAAGATATCCTGATAAAGCCTGACGAGGCCACCCACTTCCTCGTCGTAGATTTTGAAGCTGTAAATTGCTTCTTCAAAAGCTTTCTGGAATAGCTCCAAAATAAAAGGCTTCCCTGCAAAGGGAGCCTCGTAGTGCCTGCATCTGGTTTCGATAAACCTGATTCGCTTATGGGCCTCGGTGAAGTCTATCTCGATGGCCTGATCATCAAAGTGTTCTAGCAGTTTATCAAGCTGCTGGATCAATTCACGGCCAACAACTATTTCTCCGGTCTTGCATTTATGGATGTACTCCAGGAGGTAAGAGTGAGTGCCGTTATATATTGTGTTCACTCAAATTCACTCAGTTCATCCTCTTCCTCAATGGCGCTTTTATTCAAAATGCCGTTAAGGGTTTTGATTACCACGGCATATACCCCTGCGTTTTTTAGATATTGCTTGGCTGCCTCTATCGGTTTTTGTATCTCTGGGTGCTGAGGATGGACCTTAACCATGCCGGTCACGGCGATTGATTTTCTCAATTCGTGGTTTTCGGCCAAGAGGAATGCCGCATCTTCAATAAGCCCCTGGACCAGCTGAGACTTGGAAGGTTCAACCTCGGTAAATATCTCGCAGAGTTTCGCCAGTTCTTTTTGGTAAACCTCGGCTTTTGACATGGTTCTGAATACCTCCGACGAATTTCAAAATTCTTGCCGTGTATGAAAGAAAGG